ATTTTCTGCAAACTTTACAAATTCAGCCAGCGCTCTAATAGCCCAGCTGACCGCGCTTAATACTCCTTGGAACGCGTTAATTACTACTTTACGGAAAGTCTCTGAGTGATTCCACGCTACTACAAACGCAGCTGAGAGCGCCGCAATTCCTAGCACTATCCAAGTAATCGGACTAGCCGTCATTACCGCATTTAATAGCGTCATTGCTCCGGTTTGCGCTTCCGTCGCTACCACATCTTCTAATTTTGCCCCAGCCATAAGCGCCGTTGCTACTGTATAAAGTTCCGTTACAGTCGTAACCGCCGCCATTACTAATTGGTAGGCCTTAAATGCTGCGTACGCTGTTCCCAATATTCCTACGAATAACGCTACTGCTTCTTTATTTTTTCCAATCCAACTAAAGAATGGTTTGAGCGTATTATTGTAAATATCCCCAATTATTTTGCCTATGTTAAGCAGGATAGGTTGGAGGTTTGTTACTAGGTCGCGCGCGAAATCTTGTACTTTATCTTTAGCCCGGAATATTGCTCCGGCGAATGTATCGCCGGCTGCTTTTGCAGCTCCGCCGAATTCTCTGTTTACTTCCGCGAGAATTATCTTTTGAGCGCCTAATGTATCGCCGCTGTTTTGCAGCTGCGCAATCATTTTCTTTTGTTCTTCGCTGAATGTTACGCCCACGCGGGTTAATGCTGTTACGCCTTTAATCGGGTCGTTAAGCGCTTTACCCAGCTGGATAGATGATGATTGCATGTCTTGGCCGAGCGCCGCTGATAGGTCTAACGCTGCCTTCGTAGTCTGGTCGAATACATCATTACCTTTGCCCGCTACATTTCGAATGTTTGTAAATGTAGCAATCACATTTTCGCCATGCAGAATTACATTTTCATCAACCGCCGCAATACTTTCTAATTGGCTTGCGTGAGCCTTTAGGCTTGCTACGCTAATCCCCGCGACATTTCCCGTAGAGGCAACTACCGCCGCTGTCTGTTTTAACAATACTTCATATTGTTGCGCGTCTTGTATTGCCCCGCCTATCGCCCCTTTAATTGCGTTCAGCCCAGTTACCATCAAGTTTCCAGCGAACACGCCGGAAGCCGTAGCCTTGAATTTTTCTAAGAATCCGCCTTGCTTTTCTACTGTTTTTCCGAAGTTAGCGAAATCTCCGGTTAATTGCTGCATTTGGGCAGCGATTTTAGCCGTCTCTAATTGTAATTCGATGAGTACCGGTGGAATTGTATCTGCCACTTTAACTCCTTAATTTACTGCGAAAGGCATTGGTAAAAACTCTATCTAGAGTTCCATTTCCAATTAACTTTCCGGCCGCTGGTATTAGGTAAGGATACCGCTTACCGCCCCATTTTGGTAAGCCTAATTCTACGGCGCGTGCGTATTCAACAGTAGGACCGACAGTAGCAATATATGCTCCGAATCCATATCTAACTTCGGTAGTAATACTTCGGCGCAGCGTTCCCGTAACCACATTTGGACCCGGACCCGTTCCCGGTATATGGCCTTCTCCTCGTTTGTGTTCACCGGTTTTAGCGTTTTTCATTGCTTCGTTTTGTAACTTAAATGCTGCTTGCCCAATCGCATATTCTCCGGCGTTCATTACGCTTTGTCCAAATCTATCTAGCCCAGCCATTACTTGCGAGAGGTTGCGAACAATTATCGCGCCCATTTATCCCCCCGCTTTTTCTGCCCTCTCGATTTTAACTTCTTCTACCGCTACCGCCATCGCTAGCATCCAATCCGCCGTTCCAGCTGGCAGCTCGTCTACTTGTTCCGGTGTCCACCCAAATCTATCTGCCATTTGGTAGTAGTACCAATGTTCGTCAGGATACTCAAATCCGTCATGCCGCATTCCCCCGGCTATGACCCATTTTAGCCTTTCGAGTTTTCGGTAATCGCTTTTGGGTCTGCTTCGTTAGCCTCGCTCTTACTTAATGATGGGAATAGAACCTTTTGCGCATCTTGCGTTGCTTCTACCAGCGCGTCGTAATCAGTTACTTCTAGTTCGTCTAATGAATCAATTTTAACGCTTGGAATAATTAAGTCGAATGACCATTCCTCTACCAACATTGCAATAATTGCATCGCCTAGTGCTAGCGCTTTTGCTAGGTCGCCGCTTTCGCTGTCTCCCGCTTTCATTACTTTCTTGCGGTCTTTAACGCGCAACAATGACGGGTCTTTTAATTTTACTGTAGCGCCTGATGGTAATGTAATATCTGTTTTCATTGCTTGCCTCCTATTAGTTGCCTTCCATTTATCTTAGCACGGGTTTTGATGGGAGTAGGGGAGGGAGACCCGGGAAGGCGTTCGAGTCTCTACCTACCCCTACTCTTGGAGATTGTTATGCGTATGTGCCGCTTGGCTTCGCATTCTTTAGTGTCCACTTGATAGGTGAGTATCCAGCGGTAGTACCTGCGTCAGTTGTATTGCCTAGCCCAACTAGGTCAATTCCGATTTCGACTAGGTCAGCGCCCCGGTCAATCGCAGCTGCAACATAAGCACCCTTTGTTAGCGTTGCTTGAATTTGTACCGCTGTCGCGCCCGTTCCGTATGACCAGTTAAGCACGATAGATGGTTGAGTATTTGTTAGGTAGCGTGTTAATTCTGTATCCGCTTCCATCACAAACTTCAATTTACCGGTTACTTCTAGTGGACCGAGGAAGATTTGGTAAGGGTTTTGGGTTGCTGAAATTCCGTAGACCGGTGTTACTGGTCGCTTCATGCTGATTTCGCCGGTCATCGCTGTTGATAGCGCTGTTCCGCCTACTGTTACTGTTCCCTGCCATACCTGAGTAGGTAGGACTGTTGAGAATGATGCTGTAGGCGCGGTTGCTGTCTGACTTGCCCAGCCGGTTAGTTTTGTGTCGTATTCGAGCATTCCGTCAGCATTGAACTTTAATGTAAAGTCGCTGAACATACAGCCCGGGTAGGCGCGTACTGCCGCTGAGTAGAAATCAGTAATTGTGTATGAAGTAGGTTGAGCATCTGCCGCAGCTGTTGCGCTGTTTTCTAGCGATATTGTATGTGTGTATGGTGCGCTTGCTCCCGATGTAGTTACATCGCCCAATACTCCGGCAATCGCGTATCCGATTGTATCTGCGAATGCAGCTCCGCTGTAATCAAATGTAGAGCGAGTACGGCCGGGTACATAGTTGTAATTCTTTAGGTTTGAACCGCGTAGGCCTTCGTCGTAGAGCGCGTCAATAACATCGCCCGGCTTTACGCTTGAACCTAATACGGGTAGGAAATCTGTTGGAGTTACAACGGTACCGCGAGTAGTTTCTTTAGCGATTCCTATGTAACTGCGATTGGTTGCTTGGACATTTGCCATGTGTTACTTAACCTCTTCTACAGTTGAGTCAGGTGCGACTGACGATGTTGATGGAACGATTGGTGCGCTTACTTTTGTATTCTTAGAATCGTCAAAAGACTCACCCGGTTGCAGAATGACAGCAAACGCCGGATACTCGCGTGCGCCCTCTGTATCGTTTGTTATTTTCATGTTTTCTCCTATGCTTGTATCATTTCTGTTACCTCGAATTGTATCTCAGCAAAGGTCTCCGTCGCTCCGCCCTTGTCGGTCGCCGGTTCTCCGTAAGATGTTCTAATCTCCGGTTCCGCTCCTTGCCAAACTAGGTTGCCGCTTGTATCTCCGAAATTATGGTCAGCTCTTAACCGGGCTTTTAGGCTATCCACCAATGTATCAAACGCCGTCATCGCGTCTTCCGCGTCGCGTTCCATCGAGTGATGGTAGACCTGAACAATTACTGTGTAATCCACTCTTTTCCAACCGCTATGCGCTCCGCCTATTGCTAGGCGTGATTCTCTTTCGCTTTGAATAAAAATTACTGCCGCAGCTCGGCTTAATTGCCCCGGTGTAGAATTAACTTGGTAGTTAATGCGTTTTGGAAATGAAGTAAATATCTGATTTAGTCCGGTAATGCTTCCGGTACTTAACCAGTTGTAAAGAGTTGCGCGTACGCCGGTGCGCCCTGCCATTAGCGAATTCTCTTATACAGGTCAAGCATCTTTAGCGCAATAGCGATTTCCCCGCCGTACATCGTACTTCCCGCCACATTTCCTGCCGGTTGCGTTGTAATGTTCATCGTTAGCGAGTTATCCCCGCGTATCTTGATAAATGCCGTTGTAATGAGGATACAAGCCTGTTTAATGGTTTGCGGTAGATTTCCAAAGGTAACCCCGCTAGCGTGCGTGTACGCCAGCGCAGAGGCCAATGGCACGGTAGTAGAGCCGTATGTGTAGTTGCTCGCTACTGTAATTCTCTCGCTATTTGCCCCGTCGTATATGCGTAATTGCTGCCCCGCCACTATTCCGTCAGCCGTTTGTACAGTCATCGTACTTGCGCCAGCTGTTGCGCTCGCAATCAAGTTATTTACGAATCCGGAAGTATAATTAAATGTTACAAATATCTTTTGTCTCGGTACCCCAGCGCCGAACGCCAGTGGACCCTGCGAAGAATAAGTAGTTGATAGTTGCGATAATGGAACAATTATTTGTTGGTCTTCGAACCAACATTTAGATGGGTCGCCTAATGTCGTCAGGCTATTTGGGTTTGTTCCGTATGCCAGACTTTGTAATGAAATTACCGGATTATTATTCGGGTGTATCGCCAAGTAACCTTCCGGCGTAAATCGTGTGCGTTGATTTTCTACTTGAGTCGAGGCATTCAGGTTTTGGTTTAGGTATTCATCCATAAATGATGATGCCCGTAGAATTACATTTGCCAATTCTGCGTCTTGCGCAGCTGCGTTTCCGCCTACTACTAGGTTATCTATATCTACCGCCGTCGGAGCATTTTTATATTCAGCAACAGTTACATACGGGTTTTCGTAGAACGGGTGTTGCGTGGTTACTCCGGTCGCCATTTTTAATCTCCGTCTTTAATAATCCCTGAGCCGTTATCATGTCCACAACGGCCACACTTTGCGAACCAGCTTCCAAATCCGCACTCTACGCAAGTGTATCCGAGATTTTCGCTGTTAGTTGTAGCGCCCATTAGCGACGCTTCAATAAATCCTTCGCGTTTCATTGCCTTTGCGTCTTGATTGCTTACTGTATATATGCCTTGGTTGTTCGGTGTATAACTTCTATTTTCAATCGTAGTTTCTCTTACGCCTCTATCCGGCGCAACCATTCTTTTTGCCATGCTGCCTCCTCCTTGTTAAAAATAAGGGAGCGCTATTGCTAGCGCCCCCTTACTCGCCTACTTATTATGCAGAAACGATACCTGAGACTGCGCCGTTCCAAGCAGGAGCGGTACAGAAGAATGTTCCACGGAAATAAGTTGAGAATTCATAGGCGAATTGTGTAACAGGCCATTGAATACCCATGTAATCCTGAACCATAAAGTTAGACCATACATCGCTAACCTCAGTATCAGGGATTGGAAGTGTGAATGAGAGAACTGGAGATACGCCCTGTGGTAGCCATGGGTGTACTTCTAGGTCTACTGCCTTGCCGGTTACTTCGTTCTGTAGTCCAGTAACGATTGAGCCGTAAGTGTTTTCACCTGTTCCCGGATTGGAGATATTTAGACGGTAGTTCGCTGTTGAGCCGCTCTTGATTGCGTCAGAGAGTTGCTTGCGGTCGTTTCCGTTTAGTAGTACCAAATCAGGGTCAGCTTTTACTGAATCGTAAAGTGATGCGAATACAGTCTGATATTCCGCGCCCGGGTTAGAGGTTGAGAATGTAGCGTTAATCGCATTGTTATAGCCTGAGTTTGCGCCCAAGACTGTTGGAAGAATTCCGTCGTATCCAGTTGCGTATGCTGATGTATCAGCGGCAGCGCGTGAAGCAGCGGCGGTTGTAGTCTTGAATGGAGCAGTATTTCCAGTAGTCTGAATTGAAGTAGCACCCTGAATTGTGAATGTGCCAGTTCCCTTCAATGTACCTTGATACTTAAGGTTTGCAGCTCCGGTTGTAGTTCCAACATAAATGTTGTAACCCAACGCGCCCGCGACAGCGGTAGAAACTGTAACAGTAAGAACTTGACCTGATGCTACGGCCTGTGATGTTTCAGTTCCGAGGATAGATTCACCAAATCCTGAACCTGAAATACCTGCGTCAGCAGTCACATTGATGTAGTAGGTAGTTGCTGCTAGTGCGGTTTGTGAACCGGTAGCGCTTGGAGCAGCCTTTGTGAATGTAGGTGCTGAGAGAGCGCCTGAATATCCACTTGCTGTTCCGCGTGCCATTAGCATCATGCGTTCTTCCATAAGCATCGTTGCGTAGAGCGTTGATGTTGATGAAAGTTGGCGTAGGTCTTGGTAGCCCATACCTGAGAAGTTAGCATCAAATGAAACGCTATCTGATAGTGAGTATGAGTTGTAAGGCAAAATCAAATCATCAGCTGCGTACGAAATCTTTGGACCGCGCTCGTAAGCGATTGAACCAAATGTAGTCGTAGTGGTTTCTGTGATTCCCGGCCATGTATTTCCAACGCCGCCTGTACCGGTACCGGTGTATCCAAGGATACGCTTTACGCGGTGTGATGTACCGACGCCCTTTTTACGGGGAATGCGGTTGCGGAGTGGAGTTGGACGAGGTGTTAGCAGCTTTGCAGGCGCTTCGAGGTCGAACGCTGCGAAAGATGTTGATAGAGGTGAAGTAAGGGAGATGTCTTTTTGGATATCTTGCATCGCTGTACGCTGTGAAGCGAGAGCAGAATTAAGTCCAGCAAGAGCATCGCCGGTTAGTGATTTATTAGCAACGAGTGATTCGATTGCTGCGACTGGGTCTGCGGCAGGTGCGAGGCCGGGAACGCTTGAGCCATTGGAGAGAGATTTACCGAGAGTATCGGTATATTCCTCCATGCGCTTTGCTGCGTCTACTGGACTTGCATCGCCGAAGAGGTCTTTAGCGCGTGGCATTTCGGCCATGACGGTATTTCCTTTCGGTTAGTTGGATTCAGTTGCAGCTGCGTGCTTAGCCAAGAATTCTTGGTATAGCGCTTTGTAGCCTTTAACTAAATCCGGGTCGGTTGATGCGTCTGCTTTAGCCTTGTATGTAGCTGCTTTAACCAATAAATCATTTGACGCGTGGTCTACTGGCCTGATTGTCCGTTTTGGACCCCCAGCCGCAGCGAGTGACTTAGCAGTCGCTAACTCAGTCTCTAGACCTACTGCCTTTTCTGACGCCGCCTTATTTACGGAAATCAAATTGGCAATCTCGTTAGTCAGAGATTTTGTTGCGCTCTTTACTGCTTCTTCTACGATGGCTTTTACTTCTTCCTCTACATTTTCAGTAGTGGAAACTTCGGCAGCTTCTTCGGCTACTTCTTCGGCCGGCGCTGCTTCTTCAACAGCTGGCAATTCTTGGTCTTCTAATTCTTTTACTTCTTCGCCTTCGGCGCTCTTAGGTGTATCCCCAGCGTTAATCATCGTCGCTGTAGAAACATTTGCCGGAGTTGAGAAGTTAGTTAGGTCGCTTACTGTTGTAGCGCCATGTGAATCTTGCGGAGTACCGCATCCACATTCTAGGCATTTATGTGTAGCGCTCTTAGCCGCCGATGATGGTTTTTCTTTTACAGGCTTGTCTGCCGTTTCGTCAGCTGTAACAAATTTAGCGCACTTGCATGCTGATTTAGATTTGTTGCATTTCGCGCAGGTCGCTGCCTTGTATCCGCCTTCGCACATGCACATATCTTCGGACTTGTTGCACTTAGCGCACATATCCATACCATCTGCATCTTTCTTGGCAGCCATTTCGATTGACTCGTTTTCCATTGTTTCCCCTTCGGCTTCTTCGCCGGCGTACCAAGCGAATAAATTATGTACAGCAGCAAGCAAATAACTTAAAGACATTTCTTCGTTGCTGCCTTCGGTATCCATTTCTTTTGCTTCAACCACAATTAGTTGCGCCAACGCGGTGCGTGCATCGTCATACAACTTTTGGTCAAACTTTTTAATATCGCCGGCCGTTAATGTCTTGGCGCTAGAAATGATTTCGGAGGCTGTCTTCACTTTTCCGCTTTCTGTTAGGTTACCCTCAAATTCTACGGCCTTTTGACTTGTAATTTCTCCGGTTTCAATTAGCTCTTCTACTTTCCAAATTCCGCTTTCTCCGGCCACGCTTTTAGCCAATAGCAGCTGGCAGTTAGGGTTAGCCGGTCTATCTACGATTGAAACTTCTACAATCTGCCCGTCAATAATTCTTCCATTTGCGGCTTTTTCGTCGCGCACAATCCGGGGAGCCTTAATCCCAATGCTAAATCCTTTGAGTACCCCGGTTTCTACTTTCTTTACCGAAATTGGGTCTACTACTAGCGCATGAATGTAATG